ACGTGCCATTCTGTGCAAGCGTCCACTCCTTGGCAGCCGTTCCTCTTTCCCAAATCTGCCAAATGCCAGGTTCATAAACCCGGATGCGATCCTTAGTCGTCTCGCCGAAACCATCACGCTCGACAACGGTTTCGCGATACCTAAGGTGCGTCACCACCTCTCGACCGCCAACAGACTCCGTGTAGAGCGCAACCACGCTTTCTGCCGGGATGTGCAGCCAGTATGGCCGAGCGCCAACCGCGGCTTCGTCAGCACGGGTCGGGCTGGGCCCCATTTCAGGGTAGTCGACCAACACCAGATGGATGGATCGGCTGAGACCGTAATAGAACCAATCACGGGCAAACGACGTCAGATTGTTCGACATCCCGTCGATGTCGTCAGCAAGCCCGTTGCTGCGCGACTTAGTCGTAGGGTTGAGGGCCCCAATGATCTGCTCGGGTGCTTCACCCTTGATCCGCACGTCCTTACCGAAGGGCTTGGAGACCAGAGCGCGCAGCACGTCTGAAAACTCAGGACGCCATGGGGCGGCTTCCTTACGCATTCGATAATCGTCGATGCCCTCTCGCTCGGATTGCGGAAGATATCGAGTTCCTGCAGCCTTAATGGCCTCGACGCCGCCCAGGATGTCCGACACCAGGGTCAAATAGCCGTCCATCCGGTTGCGCTCGGCAGAGCAAGTGGATGGATCAGACACTCAGCGTCTCACGCGATAGGGGCCAGCAGAGTAGGCGACAGGGGCCGAAACCTTCGTCACAAGGCGCCCGAATGCGCCCGATGAGGCATCGACTTGATCCTTAAATTGGCCAGCCGGAAACAGGCACAGCTCGTCAAGGTAGGCTTCATTCCACTCGCCACGCACGATCGTGACGTTGTGGGCTTCGCACTGTGCCGAGAATGGCTGTGCTCGCGTGACTTTATCGCCAGTCTCAGGCTCCGCGTGAACGGTGTAGCCAGCGAGCATGGCGACCATGTCAGATTTCTGGACCTTGCCGGCTTGGCCTGGATCCTGCGGAAAGCTGATTTCGGTTCCGGGCGGATCTAGCTCAGCAGTTGCCTTGATCAATTCGCGGACCTGATGGCCTTCGGATTGCGTCGTGACGACATGCCCTACAACAAATCGACCGTCAGGGGTCTTTCCAAGCCTGACGCTGGCCGTTCTTGCAGCCGTCGCTTTAGCCGTTGCGGCTAAGTCCCAGTGGCGCACCCAACGAGTGCCCTCCGGGGCCGAAGTTACGAACTGCCCCGCGAACCATTCACGCTTGAATAGCCCACCTTCACGAGGAACCGGCCGTTGCTGGAACTGACCCGCAACAGCATACGATCCCATCGGGACCTTATCGCGCTCGACCACCTCTCTAGGGAACCGGGCGGGAAAAAGAAGCTCCCCGTCCTCATTGCGGGGGTCAACAAAACCAATCGACGTCCGACACTGCCGTTCCGGTTCGTATTCCATGGGGAGCATCAGGTGCTCATACCCAAGACGTCTCGAAAGAATGACACCCGAGACGTCGCGCTCGTGCAGCCGTTGCATCACGACCACAATGGCTGCGCGATCTGGGTTGTTCAGGCGGGTCGGCACCGCCTCCAGAAAGTCCTGATTAACACCCTCGCGCTCGGCCTCCGAACCAGCCGAATTGACCGAGAGCGGGTCATCAATGATGACGCGATCGCCACGAGATCCAGTGAGGCTCTTGAACGCCATCGCGTCCCTGAAGCCCGTAGCTGTGTTCTCAAACTTAGTTTTGGCGTTCTGGTCACCAGTGAGCGTGACCTTGTCACCCCACAGAGATTGATACCACTCGCTCTGGACCAACCTACGAGCCTTGAGGTTGTCGCGAACTGCCAGCGGCAGGGAGTGCGATGTCGCCAGCACCCTCGTCGTCGGCTTGCCTCGTGGGCCCCATTCCCAAGCAGGCCAGAACACCCCAACGCAGAGGCTCTTCATCGTCCCAGGCGGGATGTTGATCAGCAGGCGCGAGATGTGGCCATTCGATATGGCTTCAAGATGCTCTGCGATGGCATCAATGTGCCAGCCGTGAACGTACTCTTGGCCGGGCTCAATGACATGCCAAGCTCTACGGATGAACCCCGCTAAGCTCTGCTCGCAGTCGAGTCGATCAAGCTCCCTGAGAAGCCCCTGCGGTTCCGCCAACAAGTGCTGTAGCGATATCGCGGAGACTGTCACGCTGGCCTTGGTTCAGTTTGCCGAGGGCAGACCTGACATCGCCCTTCGTAGCGGGCTCATCAGAGCCGCCATTGTCGCCGAGGTTGAAAGCTTGGCGTTCCAAGGCAACCCAGTTTTTTGCTGCCGCCGAGAGATCCTTGATCACCCCAGCCCGGCTAGGAAGCTCAACAGCACGCATCATAGCGTTCCGCCGCTGGGCTGTCTTATCGCCAGCCGTGGCTTCCTCAATCATCTCTTGAAGCTCACCGACATTCGTCGTGGCGGCGTCAAGCTCGTCTAGAAGTCTGAGAGTTAGGTCACGGCCTCGTCCGATAGCATGCCGGTGCTGGCGGATGACCTCCACGCCACGAACGACAGCGGTTTCTACCGCCTCTTTCGCATTGCCGCTGGTAACCTCGCTGGTAACTAGTCGGCTGGTAACCTCTTCACGAACACGCTGAGCAAGGGAGCGAACCCACCCTTCGGCTTTTGCACGCTTCGCAATGGCGACATGGCTAACTTCATGCTGACGAGAGATTTCTCGGACCGAGAGCTGGCCTGCTCGATATTCCCGTTCAATGGCCTCCCAGTCGGCAGTGTGCCGTTTCTGGCTTGCCACGGTCTATCTCCCAAACTCAGTTTCGATGCACCGCCGGCCTATCAGGGCCAGGGCCGATGCGGGTCAAAAAGGCCTCATCGCCGTGATCCTGTGGCCCGTCATAGGCGAGGACATCCTTGATCTGGTCCTCAGACAGGAGGCCGATCAGACCCACCATCAGCCTTTGCGCCTCGGCCTGCTGAGCAGCTTTGCGTTCTGCGGGAGTCAATCGAACTTCCATCCGAAAGCAAGCCAGAGCACGAGGACGACGAGGGCACCGAAACCCGTAACCGCAGCGATCCCCCAGGCGAGGTAGGTCAAAGGACGCCGAGCAGATACAGCACGAGGAGCAGGACCAGCAGGCCCGCAACAGAGATGCCGCCAAAACCACCAGCGCCGTAAGCGCCGCCGCGATAGCCGTAGAAGCCGCCGCCGCCGAACAGAAGGATCACGATGAGCACGATCAGAAGGATGCTCATGGCTTCCGCTTCCTCGTCTGTGGCTTTGGCTCAAGCTTCGGGACCAGAGCGCTCATCCCGTTCGCCTTCGCGAAATCTTCCGACACCGTCATGTGGGGAGCGAACTCCACCATGCGTGTCTCAACAGGCTCATCGGATGAACCGTCGTTGCGGGTGTAGGCCATGAAGCTCGCGGGGCATGCTTTTAACTCCGCATCCCAGCTTTTTTAGCTGAAGGACCGGAGCGCTTCCGCAGGAGCGGTCAGGATCGCCTAGGGCGCCTAACAGGAACCTAATCGGCTTGCGAGACATGCTCGCTCTCGTCTCTTTGCACAGATTACGGTCGAATGCAATAGCCTTCGTTCAATTCAGCAGCACGTCGCGCACAATGGCGATAGCGACACCTAGTCCGGCTATCCCCGCCGCTGCGATCAATGCGGCTTTGCCGAATGCGCGGAGAATGCCGTAAAGGACGAACAGCCCTGCTGCAGAGCCTGCTGTCCGATCTTTCAGATCCTCGACGTAGGTTGGGGAGATCGCCAGATGCCACCGCTGTCCATTGTCGGTCGCTATGGCGATGACGCTGACACCCATGCGAACGTGGCGGTCACACCAGTCGGTGATGAACTGCTGCGTTTCGATGTTGTCGAAGCCGTAGCTGACGGCCAGCGCTGAAACCTCACGGAGCTTCGTGTCGTAAAGATCGTCCCGAATGACGCTCATTCCATCAACCCCGACTCTCGCAGTCGCGCTGCCACGCGCTCTCGCGCTCTGCCACAGTGAGGAAGCCATCGCGAAACCGGTGGCGCAGGTCATCCGGCGCCATTACCACTACGACGGGCACGACACACGTTCCGACTCCGTCGTACTCCTCACGAAGCAGTTTCTCCGCCTCCTCTCGTGTGACGCGATCCTCAAAGACCCCATTGCAACCGTTCCAAACAGCCCATGCCGTCGTGGAGCGGTGATTCAGGGTCGCGCAGAGCGGACATTCTGCATATGGCCCGTGGAGGAAAGCGCGCTTGTCGGTTGGGTCGAAAAAATGCTCGCAATTGTCGCAGATTGTTGGCGACGGTGCAGGGTGCTTCGTGCCAGCAGGCATCGGCACGTCGACATTGAACTCAGGAAATATGCTCGGCATCGGCGGCCTCCTCGCACAGCATCTCTAGCCACGCATCGCCGTGGCACACGTCCTCGGGCCGGAACCAGCAGGCGACGTTGTGCCCGCGCAGACGAGCCAGCAGGATCCGACGCTCCTCAGTCAACTTCGGCGCCCGCCACATCTCACGGAAGCAGGCAACCGCGTCCTCGGGCGTCGGCACGGCGATGTAGCCGTTGTTCAGCTCGGCTCCGGCCTTCCGAACCGGCACGACGGCGAATGGATTACAGAACGGCCCTGGCCGCGTGACACGGAGCGCTGGCAGACCGTTGACGGCCTGCGACAAGGCCTGAAGGTCGAAGCCGCGGGCCCGAGAGAGGCGGAGACGGATAGGCGTGGCCATGCGCAGCGCTTCTCACACTCGACATTCAAGTTCTGCGATGTACCGGAGCAGGCGATTGGCGCACCACTCCTCGTCCGCCATAGCCTCCTTCGTATCGGCAGACTCCCTGTCCTCAGCCGCGTGAACTGTGGCCAAAATAGAGGCGACCTGCAGCTCTCGCACATAGCGAGCGGCTTCAGGGCTTGCCGAGATCTCAGGTTCCGCTTGATCCACACGGGGCTGTGGCTGGGGCATCACGCCGCCCGCCGGCCGAGCCCCAGCGTCTTTGCCAACTCAGACCGCCTCGCGGCATAGTTCGGCGCCACGATGGGGTAATCGTGCGGCAGACCCCACTTGGCGCGGTACTCAGCAGGCGTCATGCCGAGCTTGCCGAGATAGCGCTTCATGGACTTGAGCTTTCGGCCGTCCTCCAGGCTGATGATGTAGTCGGGCGTCACAGACTTCTTGATCGGAACGGCCGGCTCACGTCGGGCTTCTGGCACAGTCTCAGGCTCCTTGCCGAGGCCGGAGACGGCAGCGTAGACGCTATGAAGCAGGGAGGGAAGGTCAGCCACCGCAACGGCATTGTGGGCGACGTAAGCGGCAACGAGTTCGGCGGTAAGTTCGATGTGGTCGATGTCGGTCATAGATAGATCCTTAGGACTCAGGGCCTAACTTCGAATACGTGAAAAACGAGATCGCCATCGGCCAGCAGCACTGATCCTACATGACGTTGGATCTCATTGCTGATCGGATGCCCTGTGCCAGCGATGCGGAAATGGCGCATCACCTGAGGATTGCTCGGGCGAACAAGCGCCCACATGCAGAGCTGACCGTGCTGTTCCGCAACATGGATTACCTCCGCATTGAGAGGCATGCTCTGCATGGCGATGTCAGAAACAGGAAGCGTGTATTTCCATACGGTCTGCATCCGGCTCTCACTTCAGGTGCGGGCTGAGCAGGCCCATGAGTTTGAACATGTCGGTGCGGTCCTGGCCGAGGACAGCGCGGAGCTTGTCGTCAGCCACGATCACCCGCTTGTCGGCAGGGTCCTGTAGACCATGCTGCTTGATATATGACCATAGCTTCGACACCACGTCGGTGCGGGGCAGGGGCTCGGCCCCGATCACGGCGGCGAGTTCGGGGGAAGGCGTCAGGGCACGATTGAAGGCGTTAGGCATATCGGTATTCCTTGTATGTGTGAGTTCAGGCTTGGCACTCCAGAAACCGGAGCGGCGGTCCCGGCACCTCGTCATCGAAGACGGCCACGACGAGCCGGCCAGTGCGGAACGCCATCGTGTCGAGGTTGGTCCGGCCAGGCGTCACCTTCGGGCCGTCCTTGTAGGGCGTATGGCCATGGATGACGTGGTGATTGCCGTGGCCAAGCGGGCAGTCTTTCCGCATCCAGAGGCGGATCTGATCGTCCTGCTGGTCCAGCGGCAAGGTCGGGTCAACACCGGCATGGACAAAGATGCGGTGCCTATCCTGATGCAAAGTCGGCAGTTCGTTCGCCCAGCGGATGTGCTCGACAGGGATGGCGCGGATGTCCTCGGTCGACCCGCGGTAGGGATGACCATACGACAACATCGTGGTCTCGCCGCCGTTGTCGATCCACCAACTTGGGTGGAATTGGCCAGCCCAAGTCGTGACCATCATATCCTCGTGGTTGCCCTTAAGGCAGATCCACTGCCAGCCCTCGGGCGGCCCAGCCATCAAGCGTTCGATAACCTGTCGGCTCTGTGGACCCCGGTCGACATAGTCACCCGTGAAGACCACCCTGCCGTTCGGCGCGTCACCAGAGATGGCCGCCAACGCAATCTCGAGGCAGTCGTAGCGCCCATGGATATCAGCGACGACATAGGTGAAGTTCTGAGACATGACGACCTATAACCGTTGGTGCTTATTGCGTGTATAACCGTGTGGGTTTATAAGGTCAATTACCAATAACGATAACAGGCGTCCTTTGACGGATTTTCCGCAAACGGTTATCCCCCGCAGCATGGGTAGACCACCTCTCAAGGCCGGGAAGAAAGTGAAGCAGACTGCGGTCTGGCTGCACCAGGAGATGATTGACCGCATCACCGCCCTCGTTGGGAAACAGGGCATGTCGGCCTTCATGCGGGAAGCCGCTGAAGCCGAGCTGCGGAAAAGGGAAAAGTCGGCAAAGGCGCAGGTCGCCAAGCCCGACTGACCCCGGCCGCCTTTGGACGTTTAGGCGCACACCTCCACCGCCTCAACCGACAGGTCCACGGCCCCCAGCATCTCCAGCAGGATGCGTGCTTTCTCGCCTGCGGTCTTGTCCACGATGCCCCTAAGGCCAGCGAAATGGCCCGACGTGATGAGCACGCGGTCGAGGTGTTTGAGCTTGGGCGGGCGGCTCCGGGTTGCATCGAACAGCCCCTCGGCCTCAAGGGCTGTGAACTTGTCCACATCGCATGCGGGGGCGCGGAGTGGAATCTTGGTGGTGCCGTGGCGTGTGAGGCCTCCGAAGCCATCGACCCGGTCCAAGGCCATCCAATTGGGTTTTGTCTCATCTTTGGGGTACAGGAAGCCATAAGTCCCGAACAGCGGGCGTTTGATCGCCACCTTCTTGGGCTTCCCGGGCTTTTGCAGCCGGAGCGGAACGGGTTGCCATTCGGTCGACATGGGGCAGCAGAAGTCCCAGCCGATGTCCCCGAGGCCGCGGCCAACCTTCTCATGGAGGCGGGGGGCAAAGGTGCCGACGTACCAGCGGCGGAGCGTGGCGTCGTTGATAATGACGACCTCGGCCGCGATAGCCGGGGAGATCGGTTGCGCTTCGATCAGCGCGGCGTGCTTGAAAGCCGCACGGATGTCGTCTGGCGAGCTGTTCGCCCCGATGATGGGCCTGGCTGATGCCTGCACCGCCCTGTCGGCACGCTCGACGAGGTTGGTGTCGATTTCGGCATAGGATCGAAGGCTCAAGGGGCTTCTCCACGAGCTGCGGCGACAGCGCGCCGGATCTGCTTTGCGGTGTTCAGGCCGGCATGGTGCCGATCCCGAGGGCTGAACGCGACGGGGACTGTGATCGTGCTGTCGCCGGCTTCGACGACAAAGCGCTGGTGTTTGCCACCCGGCTCACGGCGCCACGGCAGGCCGAGGATACGCAACTCGGCTTCGACGATGCGGATCTGTTCACGCATCGCGACGCCCCCAGGTTTTCATCCACAGCTTCCACTGCATGCGGCGTTCGTGCCGATTGCCGATCGCAACGTTTTTCGGCACCAGTCTATAGCAGTGCCCGTCGAAATGCTGGGGGATCTGTTCGAACTTGATCCATCCGAGAGATCGTGCAACTTCGTCCTGATCAGGCTGCGAAGACATTTCGCATGAACTCATGGGGACGCTCCGTCTTGCCGGGCGATGCGAGCCTCGGCGCCTGCGATAAGTTCTTCCGCACGATCCAGCATCTCATTGGCGTCGGGATCGAAACCGGATGACCGATCAGCAGCCATGAAGACCCCCGCAAGCTGAGCGAGGCGCCAAGCGCGGGTGTCCGACATAGCCGTGCGGACTGTTCGCCATTCACCGAAATCAACGCCCTTCATAAAGGCTGTGATGGCGCGAAGCTCAATGCTGGCTGACGTGAGTTCGGGCGGAATGTCTGTCACCAGCTACTCCCCATCGTTTCGCGCCAAGCTTTGTCTGCATCAAAATCCTTGTTATCAGAAAATCGCTCCGGTGTGTATCCGGCGCTCGGTTCAGGCCGATCCTGTGCGGCTTTGACGGCATCGCCGAAGGGATCTGCATATCGCCTTGATAAACCAAGTCTCGCACATCGCAGCTCTAATTCAGTGCCGGTGCTCGTGTAAAAATCACATGGTGCTCCCGTGCGAAACCGTCGCTCCCACTCTGCGCAGGCGCGCTCTCGAAGTTCGTTGTCACTCTCCATCAGTTCTCTCCCTGCATGGTGGTAATGGACACGAGGCGAGCCCGAGGCAGCTCAGCGGCTTCGACCCCGTAATCGTCCAGCATGCTGCCACTGTAGGTGACGTCGTAGCCGAGGTAGTCGGATAGCCGGGCACGGTAGGCTTGGTCGCTCTCGGCCCATGGTTCGCTGTTGGAGAGGGGCAGGGGGCCGGCGGAGGCAAGGGTGTGAGCGGCAACTGCATAAATCAACGCTACGCCACCCCATGCATGAGATTCGTTGATCAGATCGAGAGCCCCGTCCACGACCCTTATCTGCGATTTTGCCAATGCCGCTTCAGGATCGGCATATCCAAGGTCAGCGAACACGTTGCCGCTTCCAATTTCGGCTTCAATCATGTTGCTCTCCCGGCATGGTGGTATCGGGTACAAGGTCAGGATAAAGCGTAGCAGACGCATCAAGGACCGCGCGATGCCATGCTGGGCTGCCGCCGTCATCCCCAGGCCCATCGAGCCAGTCTAAAACGTCTCTAGGGAACGCTCGGAGGGGCAGAGGGCCGGCAGAGTCGCAGGCACGGATGGCGGCGTCGTAGATGGCAGCGATATGCAATTCGGCCATCGTCAGAGCGTGCTTGGCCCTGGCCGCATGGTAGGAACCGGCGATGAACGGAACCGGCCTCTGAAAGGCCCGCACACGGCCATCCTCGGCTTCGACCTTAGTTGCCCTCTGATCGCTCTGGGAAGCCCACGGAAGCGTTTCATGGAGTCCGTAGGTCCGACACTGCTTCGCGTCGCGAATTGCCGTCCTGAGCTTCACCAGAGGCCTCTGCCCCAAATCCTCCGCTGCCGCTTCAACCGCTGCCCGGTGAGTGTCGTCTCGGAAAGGCCCGCGGGTGAGGGTGTCGAGCATGTCACGCATGGGGGTTCTCCAGCTTGACGATGTCGAAACCACGGCGGCGGAGGCGCCGGATCATTTCTTCAGACTCGGCGATACAGCCCAGGTAATGTCCAGTGTCATCCTCTGTGACAGCACCCATGGCATCACGCTCACGTCGATAGTGCTCCAAGGTGTCGCGCTTCATCATGCTGGCGATGACCTCGCCCATGGCGTCGGCCACGGCGGGGTCAATTGGGGCCTTGGCGATGGCGTCATGCAGCCCGGCGGCGATCTTGTCGTAGGCTTCACGCATGGGAGTTCTCCGTGATGGTGATGGCAGGGTAGGCGTAGGCCTCGGCCGTCTTGGGCCAGTAGCTGTCGCAGCGGTCGGCTACACCGCGGCGGGCGTCGAAATTCATCCACGATTGCCAATGCGACGCCCTCGTGCCGCTGGCTTCGCTGCGCCGGCAAGTGGACCGCGACGGGCAGGCGGTAGAGGTGCAGAGCGAGATGTCGGGCACGTCACGCCTCCCCGGTCTCAAGCGGTGCGGGAGGGGTGGGGGCGGCGTAGAGCATGCGAGACCACCGGAGCCGACCTTGCGGCAAAGTCTGAGCCGACATGACCATCATTTTCCACGTTGGCTCAACCGGCACGAGGCACCAGCCCTCCGGAACTGCTTGGATGCCCGCAGCGATAGCGGCGTCCGCGATGAACAATTTGGATAGACGGTCGTATTCTGCACGAGCAGCGCCCCGGTCGTCCGAACGAAAAACAACCCGCCCATTGGCATTGCGCACCACATGCGGATGTTCAGTTTGCCCGCTGTAGTCGAACAGCCCGTATGGCGATGGTTCGATCATCATCGCATCAGCGATAGCCCGCGCCACCCGTTCCCG